TGGAACTAATCCATGTAGCGAGATCATCCTACGACCTTACCAATTCTGCAATCTATCAGAAGTTGTTGTCAGGGCATCCGATACGTTGTCAAACCTCAAACGAAAAGTACGTGTTGCGACTATCCTTGGAACTCTACAGGCTACCTTAACTGACTTTCGTTACCTGCGTAAAGTATGGAAGAACAACACAGAGGAAGAAGCACTGCTTGGCGTATCGTTAACAGGTATCATGGATCATCCAACCCTATCAGGAAGGAGAGACAAAGGTGTTCTCAAGACTTGGCTTACTGAACTCAAAGAGGAAGCGGTTAAAACTAATGCAGAATGGGCTGGCCGTCTTGGTATTAATGTTAGTACTGCCATTACTGCTGTTAAGCCTTCCGGCACTGTGTCTCAGTTGGTTGATTCTGCAAGTGGTATCCATCCTAGATACGCAGATCAGTACATCAGACGAGTAAGAGCAGACGCACGTGATCCTTTGTGTGCCGTTCTAGAAGCCGCTGGAATCCCCGTAGAGGACGATGTAATGTCACCCAGTACCAAGGTATTCTCCTTCCCTATAAAGTCTCCTGACGGGGCTGTAGTAGCCTCTGAGATGGGTGCTATGGAGCAGTTAGAACTGTGGGAGATTTATCAGGACTATTGGTGTGAACACAAACCATCAATGACTTGTTATTATCGTGATGATGAGTTCTTGGAGGTAGGTCAGTGGTTGTACAACAAGTTTGATAAGATCAGTGGTGTGTCATTCTTGCCATACTCTGAGCATACATACCAGCAAGCACCTTATGAGCCTGTTGACATCGAGACTTATGAAAAGTTAAAGGCAGAGTTCCCAGAGACAATTGATTGGAACATCTCTGAAAACTCTGACATGACTGAAGGATCACAGACGTTAGCCTGTACGGGTAACAACTGCGAGATCTAGTTATACTCTTGAATGTACGGTTGGACTATTCTCATAAAGGGTAGCCACCGTACTCCTTTACCTTCATATACCCAGTCTTCTAAAGTACCGCCTTTAATAGCGTCAACAGCATCTTCAGCAAAATCACGAGTCATGCCTGCAGGAGCCGGAAACATATTAAACAACAAAGGTTCAAAATCTTTTCTACCTGCTGCTTCAAGAGTGTACTGATCTATAGTGTTTACACTTATAAGACCTAGATTAAAGTCAACGAAGTAGTCTAACATCCTTTCAGGATCGCCTATTTCAGTAATGCCTTCAGGATCTTTTACTGGTTGTCGTAGCTCATTTAGTAGGGTGTTACCGCCACCAACTACTGTTAGGTAAGACAACAGATTCTTAATCGACTGCTCTTTCCTTCCTGCTTTCCACTCTTCAACAACTAATCGCTCTATTTGCTGTAGCTGCTTTAAACCAAAGCTTCTAAGCATGTACAAGATACGACCGTTAGGATTGTTTAAATACCAGCTAGGCATCTGAGCCATGTCAGAAGGCTGTAGCTTTGCTAACTCAGCAGCAGCAAACTCACGCACACGTTGCGTTTTGTTGCCTCGTACAAGATCCCGTTTGAGTTGCGCCATTTCAGAAGGACTAAACAGCCAACTATACTCTTTCTCTAAAGCACCGCTTACTGCTTTCTTTTGTCCTGCTTTTATAGAAGCATTCAAAGTCACGCCCTTGCCTAACATGTCAGCTTTTCTAAACCCTGATAGCTCAAACGTTTTTTCGCTTACGTCATCAAACGTTCTCTGCCAAGCTTTAGACCCGGACTTTAAAAAATCACCTGTAGCTTGGTTTAACAAGCCTACGTCTTCAACACCAACACGAAGTCCTTTGTTAGTGTAAAAGCCGCGAAGAGCTTGTGCCGTATTGTCTACACCAAAGTTAACAACGGTGTTTGCCGTATCTCCAAAGTTCAACAAAGCAGAGTATGGATTAGCAATTGTGCCAACGTATCCTGCTTGTCTAAGATTGCTTATCCACGCACTTGGCCCTTGCACACCTCTAACCATCAAGGTACGCATTAGCTCATCAGCAGTATCTCTTGTTCTTTCACCAGCACCCATGTCTTTTAAAGTTTCATTCAGTCGTGCAAAAGAAGCATCACCGTTTTCAAGATCTTTTAGTACCTGTCTTGTAGAAGCTTTATTGACAGCTTTGTTTGAATTATTTTCTAATTTAAAATTTTTGTGCATTTGAATAACAGCATCGTCAGACGCAAGCTTATTACGCATAACAACTAACGGATTTACATATTCTTTTGCTTCCTCTGCGGTTACATAATCACGCTGAATTTCTTTCATGTTATTATCATGTGCGCGTCGAGGCATTCCACGCTGTCTGAATATCTTAGCTTCTTCTATCTGACTTAGTTTTTGAGACGGAAAGTACAAAGGATCTTCGGGTAGATCTCTAAAAACATATTTCCTGTAATCAGAAGCTTGATCTGCTTTTAGCTTTGCAAGTATCTGATAACCTTTAAACTGCTCTTCCGTTAGCATGTCCTTAAACTTTTCAAACTCTGCTTGTCGCACATCAGGAGCAACGTTTTTAACATTTGAAAAATTCAACAACGCAGCCATTACGTTACCTGTTTTTTCGTCTTCTTTCATGGCTCTGGTAAATGCACGTACAGGAGCAGTGTTGAAAGCAGTGTCGTATGCTTGTTGATTCTGCGCCATGTTAGTAGCCATTCTCTGCATGTCACCAGAAAATCTTGAGCCGACTCTGTTTTTGGCAACGTTGACTAATGACTGTACGTAAGTTTCGTAAAAGTTATTTAACAAACCTTTATCACGTCGTGATTCAAAGTCGCTCTTGAACCTGATATTCTCTTTGGTTCTGGCTTTTACATTATCAATAGTTTGTTTTGTGTAGTTTAAGTTGCCAGCCTCGTCCATACGCATAACACGTATCATAGGCGTTTGTATTTCTTGAGATACTTGATTGTAAATACCCGCTAAAGCACGGTTATCAGGCATTGTTCCGTTTTGGTTGTAGTAGTTAAGAACCTTTTCATCGGCATTTGCCTGAGCTTCTTTTAAGATATCTTTACGCTGCTCTGATGTTTCCCTACCAAGACGTGACGCTATCGCTCTTTCTTCTAGTTTCTCAGTGGCTTCTCTCAAAGACGCATCAAGTTCTAAATCTTTACCTACAGCCCTGCCCAGTAAACCACCACCAGTTCCCGCAACAGCCGTGATGCCTACAACAAGAGGGTCAGTCATTGTCTCTACAACGCCTTCAAGACGTTTTTCTACATCACCTTCAGTTTCAAGAAAAGCATAAGTACCTATTTCTGCTCCTGTTACACCTGCTTGTCTAGCAGCACCTCCAGCAGCAGTAGTACCTACGCCAGCAAATTTAGCAAGACGTATAGCAGGAACAAAACCAGCAGCAATACGAACGCCTGTATCTACTAACGGGTTATCTTCAGCAAAATCTGCCTGTATTCTACGAACTTCTTTGAGAGAGTCTTCGTAATCTTCACCAGTAGCGGTAGAGCGTAATCGTGCAGCCGTTTCATCGCCTACAATACCGACAGTTAAAGCTTCAGTAGCAGCAAGACCAAGACCTATTACCTCTTCGCTAAGGTCTTCCATGTCAAATATTTCATCATCTACTTGTTTTTGAACAGCTAGTAACTCAGGCAACAGATCATCTCTGCCTTTTCGCTTAGCATCGTCTAACAAACCTTTAAGCTGATCTCTGTTTCTAAGAAGCTCTCGATATTGTTCTTGTTCAGCTTCTGCTCGCTGCTCTCCCGCAAGCATACGGTCTTCACGAGAAAGATAAGAAGGCTCTTCTTCAACACTAGCAAATAGCTCATTAATCTCATCAACAATATCTTGACGGCCTTTTTCTTTAGCCTTTTCTCTAAGCTTGTTTAATTGAACTAGTTCTGAATAATTCATTACTTAGACTCTTTGTTGGTTATTCTTCATCCAATCTTTTAGCAATATCTGCAACTGTATCAGAAAGAGAGCTTCTGCTAGGTGTAGAAGTACCTGTCTGATCGCCAGTCTTTTCTTGATATCCAGCAATCTTTGCAAAACCGTCGTTCAAGTTACCTTCTTTTTGAGCTTCTTGAGCAGCTGCTAAGCCTATTTCAGAAGCTAAGTTATCAATTCTAGCTTTATCTCTTTCACTAGGAGTGCTGCGCGTAATACCAAGTATCTCTGCTGCCCTAGCTCTAGAAGCTTTAACAAACAAATTAGCTAATGTGGCAGAAGGCAAATCACCTTTAGCTAAGTTAGCTTTAATAGTTTGATAAACTAAGTTATTCTTTGATACGTTTGTAGGTTGGTTTTTAATCTGAGTAATTTGACTATCGCTTAAACCCATTTCTTTTAAGTCAGAATCAGTGTAGTTAAACTCAGTAGACTTCATATCATCCCGGCTTCTAGCTAGGTCAGCCCTTCCTTTAACAACTTGTTGTTCTGCTGCTTCCCATACAAGTTCCATGTCAGGGTTATCTTTAAGAAAGGCTTCTTTAGCTCTTTTGATAGCACCTTCATCTTCACCAGCTACAGCATAAAGCTGTTTAGCTTTAGGTAAAGCCGCTTGCATAGCTGCTTCTTTCCTTTCAGCTTCACGTATAAAGCCATTTTCCCAGTATTGCTCAACTCTATCTAAAGCAACTTCTTTTTCAGCTTCTCTCAAGTCTGCATTATCAGCCCACTCATTAAATCTTTGTTGAGCGTCTTGGAAACTTTTCTCAGCACGTTTATCTTGAGCAGCACTTCTTGTTATCTGCTCGCTTCTTGCGCCTAGCGCTTGTTGCTCTGCAAAACTTAAACCCTTAGCTGCGTCACGTATCTGTTTTTGAACGACAGCTACTTGTTCTGCTTTTTGATCTGGCGAGAGGTTAGACGCTGCTATCTTCCTTAGTTCGTCTTGCAAATCTAAAATCTTAGCAGATGTTTCTTTCTTACCCTGCTCTCTAACTTCTCCAGTAACTGACTTCAAGGTTGAACGAATATCTTTAGCAGCTTCTGGCGTTTCTTTTATCAAAGCAGCATAAGATCCACGAGCCTCTTCAAGCATCTCAGGAGTAAGTTGACCTGCAGCTGCCATTTGCTCAAGACCAAACAAGCCTTTCTGTAGACCTGCAGCTTTTCTTTCTTTTTCTTTTGCTTTACGTGCTGCTGGAATGCCGCCTATAGTTGCACCCAAGTCAAACATTCCTTGAGAAAAACTAGGCTGTAACAGTCCTTGTAAAAATGCTTGTGAAAACTTAGCCATTTTGTTTCTCCTTAATCACCAAACAAGCCGCCTAGACCAGATCGTGCCAGCTGCGTACCAAACCCACCAGCAATACCTGCTTGTCCAAGACCTGCTTGCAACAACGCCTCAAGACCTGTAGCGTAAGTTTCACCATAACCTGCAGCTTGAGCCAACTGAGATTGACGCGCAGCTTCTGCAGCGGTCATTCCGGGTGTCAACGCACTCAACAACTGCGCTTGAGGAACGTAACCAGCCGCTAACATGCCCTGTCCTAGTTGTGCTTCTTGCATCTGCTCTTGTCTAGCCTGAGTCATAGCTGTCAACATTGCTTGAGCTTTAGCTTCTTCTTGAGCTTTAGCCAGTGCTAGTTGCTCTGGAGTACCGCCAAACTGCGCTGTACGAACACCTAAACGACCCTGCGCTGCCAAGCGTTGCTCTTGCTCAAGACGCTGACGCTCTTCTTCAGGAGTCATTACATCACGCATTCTTTGATAGATAGCTGCTTCTCTATCAGCTGTAGGCATTGCTGCTGACTCAAAGAACTGACCTGCTCTACCAAACATGGCTTGTTGAAAGGCTTGCTCTTCAGGAGATGTAGCAAGATCAAAAGACATTTGGCCTGTGACAGGATCGGTAGCCATGCCAAACTGACCACCCGTAGCACTTGTTACAGTATACGGTCTAAACTCTTGCATTTCTCTAAGAGTCTCTGCAAGACCACCTGCACCAGACATTGCTTGATAAGCTTTTTCGCCTATTGCTCCAACATCTTCGTAAGCTTCTTTAGCAAACAGTAAACCTGCAAGCGCAGCACCGCCTCCAAAAATATCATCTGGATCCATTAGTAAGTACCTCCGTCAATTGTTCCTGTTGACAACGTACCTGTAAATGTCAACGCAGGAATTGTCACTGTTCCTGTAAATGTTGGTGATGCTATATCTGCCTTAGTAGCAATAGCTGTAGAGATAGCGTCAAATTCTGTTTCAAACTCAGCGCCTTTAATGATTTTGCCGCTGTCACCGGAAGGTAGACTATCTTTAGCGGCAAAGTCAGTAGTTTTACTATAGTTGCTCATAGTACCTTACCTTTTAGAACTAATACGTTAATTTCTTGAAGAGACAAAGCAAAATTATTAATATCTGCCTCCAAACCAATAGTGATAACACCGCCTCCTCCAGTTGCATTAACAGCCCTTCGTGATGTCAATTCACCACCTGTAAACTCTCCAACATTAAACTCATCTTCGTTGTAAAAAGCAGGTTGTTGATTGCCTACAGTAAACTCTGCAGTTCTGAAGAAGGTGTCAAAATCATAAGCCCATTTAAGAAACACAGTTGCACTGTTAGCTCCTACTAAAGTTGGTCTTATCTTTTTAACTCTTTTTAACATTGAAGGATCACCGAAGGTTAATCCCGGACTGTAATACTTAAATCTGTACTTTGTACCGTTATCGCTATATCCGTCGTATTCGCTAATGCCTTCACTAGTCCCTATTAAAAGAGTGCCATCGTCTTTTCTAGCATAAGAAGAAAACCCTGTACCGGGCCAACGAGTAACACGATAAGCACCGTTTTCAACAGTTCCGCGAACATCAAAACAATACGTTACATTTTGACCTACAAAAGATAAAAGGTAAAAACCTTCTTCGGGACTATAAACAGAACGATAAAACTCTGTTTCGTTTTGTAGCAAACTAATAATGTCTTTTGTTATGGTGTTAGACAGACTTGTAATTGGCATTGATTTTTCTTGTATTGTTCTACCAAAACTTTTCAAGCCTGTTTGAGACAAGAACAACACATCAGTACCTGTATGTTGAATAGTGTCTCTATCTACACAACCAACACCAGCAATAGTATCTTCAAGAGCCATTGTAGCAGGCGCTTCAGCACCTTTATAAACAACGATGCTATGTTTACCAAAGATAATAAGAAGCCCGTTGTGTGCTGCTAAACCAACAATTTCATCATAACCGTCAGGCCATACTTTTGAAAGATCAATAGAACCGCTAGTACCGCCAGACCAATCATGCCCAATTAACAAATCAGACCAATATACTGTTGATTTATCCGTTCCAAAGTCAGCAGTCCAAAGACGACCGTAAGCGGCTATAACCTCATTCCCGTACATTGTAGAAGCAACACCAGCAGCACCGCTAACAGTGCTAAGTTTAACTACCGAACCACCAGCGTTGTCGTAAACAAGTGGTTCATAGCTACGCTGAAAGAAATAAATCTTGTCATTAAAATTGACCATCTTCCAGTTGTCAGCAGTAATTGTGTAGCTGCCGGGTGTTTCATCAGCAAGCGTTGTAGTGCCGCTAAGTATCTTGTTATTGCCTACAGAAAATATTTTACTGTTTCCAGCGTCGTCACGAAACTCTTTAACAGCTCTAATTGTAGCACTACCTAGTTGAGTTTTATTAGTTGTAAGAACATTATGACCTTTACGTGCAGCAATACGACCACGCTTATCAATTACAGCGTTGTCAGCAATTTCAGCAAACGAAGGATCTTGCGCTAGTGGAGAATCTTCTGTATTGATTCCTTTAAACGCTGGTGCAACAAGATTAATGCTGTTAAGTTGTTGTGCCATACTTTACCTCAAGGGGTATAGAAGATTACTTCTTCTGGGTGCTTTTGAGCATCTAGTGCAATAGCGTCAGACAAGTACTGATTAGCAATAGTGAAGTATTCAGGAGCAGACGTGCCTCCAGTTTCTCCACGCTCACGAGCTAACAAAGCAATAGCTAAATGAACAACAGGCATAGAAGGTACAGTTAATTGATCATCATCTGCTGATAAATCTGCTGTTCTTTTAACGCAGTTAAAACGAATCGTATACTCTTTGTCAGGAGTAGGGTATATATCAATTTGAGTGTCACCGCTGCTATTAACACCGTTGTATGTGTAGCACGTAGGCGCTCCTGTGCGTGGATCAGAAATCAAGTAAGCTTCGTCAAAAAACGTAGCAGTTTTATATTCCATAAACAGATTAGCAGTATCGTTAATAACATTAAGTGCTTTGATTCTGTTTTGACTTCCTGTTAGCACATAATTAAATACGTCAGCAGTAGTTGTAATTGTCAACGTTGTACGCAGTGCTGACCAATCCCAAGAATCTTCTACTATACGTTTAGCATCGTTTACAAAATCGCCTGCCATTTTACTGTAAGTGCTGTCCTGTACTGAAGTTACTTCATCTTCACGAAGTCTACGCAATACATTGTTAACAATATTTAAATATGTCATATTACTTTAGCCCAAATAAACTTCTTGAAATTAAACTATCTAGCTCTTTCATGTAATCTTTTTTAGGCGGTCGTACAGGCACGATAGGGTCTAACTGATATGTTGTTCCTCCTTTATAAGGACTAAACATACCACCACCGACACCACCACCGCCGCCGCCTCCGCCTTCTTCTTCTCCTTCAGGCTCTGGTTCAGGCTCTGGTTCAGGCTCTGGTTCAGGCTCTGGTTCAGGCTCTGGTTCAGGCTCTGGTTCAGGCTCTGGTTCAGG